TATACTCGTCAGAGCCATACGTGTTGTTGCCTAAACTGTAAACTTGATATGTATTTATGTTGTTGTATGTAAAACCTGAAGATAAATTAACATATTCACCTATCGATAACCCATGTTTTACAGGACAATTAAATTGTAATATTTGTAGTCCGTTGTCAATACCTACAGATATAATAAACGGAATTCCATCACTCACAACCCAGTTGAATGGTGGATTGGATTGAAAGTTGTGTGACATCGTGACACCAGTCAAATTTTCGAATGGATATGATAATCTGACCGCCCAATTATAAGTTGAAGAACTTTTAGTTATAAACCCTTTAAACGATGTGTTATTTAATTGAGGATTATTTATATCTGTTCTTATGAATTCGAATTCTTCATAGGATGGAACTCCACTCCATTGTTGTGATATTAAAGATTGTGTTGGTTTGGTATAATAAAGTTTATTCAAATAATTTGACCAAGATGGATTTGGACAATATCCTTCTATGTTGTTCTCATAAATGTATGAAATTTTTACAGTAGGTCTGAAAATATTTGATTGTTGTCTCTCATTATCAAACACTGTAATCAAACTAATGTTAGATGTTTGATCGTACTCAACTATTTCAGATTGTGTTTCGTTAAGTTGAGTATTGATACTAATATCTGTTTGAGGTGCCTCTGCATTTAACAAATCAGGTTTTACCACAAGATAATTTTGTACGTCCATCATTTTAGTTTGGAATATATTTTTGTCTAAATTTATCTATCGCAGTAGCACCATTTTTGATACCAAAATAAAAATAATATGGTCCTGAACTAATGGTTTCCAAATTTGTTGTTCCAGGTACTACTGTTGGTAAATTATTTCCTGAATTATCTGTTTGGTAGATATAACCTAAAGAATTTTGAACTTGTTGGTTTCCACCGACAAAGAAAGGGAAATAGAACCTGTCCATCCTTTGATATGTAAAAGCTGAAAACGAATTTTTATTCGTAATCCAGTTGTTTGCTTCAGTTCCAAAAATAGTACGTACACCATAACTTAGTAGAGAGTAACCATTATTTCTCCATGGATAAAATGGAACTGTCTGATCTACAAGAGGTAAACTGTCCGCTACGAAATCTGAAACAGAACCAGTGAGTGTGTAGTCAATTCTTTTGGGTGAAATCAAATCTCTGTCCGAAGTTTCCCCCGAATAAAAAATACCAAATACAGGTTTGCTTGGTGAGACTAATCCAAAATAAATGGAAGATGAACTTGTTCCATTATCGGGATAATTTTCAGCGTTAAATGGATTTATACCGTATTGAGAATTTATTTGTAACATTTGAGCGTAATCACCATCAACTCTTAAGTTAGATCTAGAAAATAAACCTCTTACTATCCCTGCCGAGAAAAATTCGTTAGTATTGAGAATACGTGAAAAAGCAAATATAGATGTTAGATTTTCTGTTGGACCATATGAGGTTGGATCCAAATTATCCATATTAAACCCGTAGTAATCATTGGAATAGTAGACATCTTTGGTCCAAAAAAATTGAGGACCCAAATCTACCATAGTGGTCGGGTATTTTAAGTATTTTGTGTTTGACTGTCTTCTGTAAAAGTTTGGACTATACGACGCGCCAACAAATCCTGAAGTTAAACTGTAGGGGCTAGATCTGTAATAAAAATTATTTGATTGTTCTTCAAATGCTAATTGTAATCCACAAAAACTATACTCAACAGATTGTCCTTGGACATTAGGTCCTACTCTCCTAACAAATGGTTTGTTATTAGAATCGAAGAAAACATTACTACTAAATGGGAATGCAAATAAAGTACCATTCACCCAAGAATTATTAAAACTTTGTGAAACGACTCCACGGCATAAAGCAAGTGTTGTCCGAAACCTAAGTCTCCATTCATTCAATATTGTAAAATCGTTATTTCTTCCAAATAAACTTCCAAAAGGTTCATTCAAAAACACATAACATCCATCTTTGATTACTGGTAAATTATTGACCGTATTAGTATTACACGGATCTGTTGACGGTTTTATTATTAAGTTAGAACCGTAACCCTCATAACAATCTAAATCAACCAATCCCTGACAAGTTAAACTTTCCAAAATTTTTTGAGTTGTGTTACCCGTAACAATATCATCATTCAAATCTTCCAAATTGGGATCCGGTATTAGATCTCCTAAGATGATACTTGTTGTACCAGACTCAGATATGAAATAAAACCCTAAACTTGTACTACACTGAAACGAAAATGTATTACTACCTAAAGTATCTAGGTCAGTACCTGTAGGTAATCTGTCGGTTCTCATTACCAATTTGAATTGGTCGGTCATTTGTAAAATAGGTCTGTTCGGTGGTGGTGTCGGTGTAGAATAAGAACCATTTATGTACGATGGACCGAAATATGCAAATGGTTTAACATTTCCTTGAAAGTTGGTCGGTGTAATGTATCTAATGTAAGAACCTCCTTCAATATATTCATCTTGACTATATGCATTCGTTCCTTGTAAATTTACCTCTAATTTCAAAGATGATGTGGTTTCTTTAACGTCATAGGATACAAGGTTAAAGTTTGATGTATTAAAAATTGAAGGTAATGTAGAAACCCCAGGTGGTTGAAATTTATTTATTTGTGTACCATCTAACGAAGAATAATATAAATGTAAATCTGAGTTGTAAGAATTCCAATTTACTCCAGGTTGAAAAAGATAGGAATCGTAGTAAAGCCTTAGTGTTGCGTTGGAATTATTTCCATCTGTTTGTGTATCTGAATTTGAAACTAATTGATCGTGTCTGACACAACGACCACCAGCTTGTATTGGTATATTTAAATAATAATTTCCCTCAACAGTTATTTTGTTTGGGAAAAAATACCCAAATAATCTAGATAAATCATATTTTACTTTATGTTTACCACTGTATGGGTCAACCCCTCTCACCATAAAAATTATGTAAAGTGGTTGTCCATTATAATAACTCAAATAATCACTCAAGGTCGGAGCCGCAAAAGGTGCACCTATTTGCCTTGCAGATGGATTCCAATATAAAGTAAATTCTTTTGATAATCTTTTGTATAAACTATCAGACAATACAATAAAATTCTGAAAAGAAGGGTTTATTACATTTAAGGAAACAAACTGATTATAAGACATTCCAGTAATAACCTGGAAATATTCCAAATCTGAAGGAAAAAAGTATTTAGAATCCGTGGCTTGTAAAGGAGCATTACCACCTATTCTGTAAATCGTTGAGTTGTTTGGTTGATTAGTGTTTAAAGGATTGGCGTAATTTACTTCTATATCTATATTTGTATAAGTTACACCTGATATGACATTGGCTGCGTTGATATCTTTGGATAAATTAGGATTTTGAAACGTAAGTAATGTTTGACCCGATAAAGACGCAAAACATTGCTCATCAACTAACAGGGCGATAGCGTTGTCATAGTGTTGTTTCCCGACATTAAAATCTGGGTTGAAAGTAACACCTATTCGGCTAATACCTCCCCCTGTTTGACCTGGAACGGGGTTTTCAAAGTATTTTCCCTTCAATGAAAACATATTAATAATTTCCCATGGAGGTAACATATTTACATAATAAAACCAACTTTTAGAAACGCTAGCGTTGAATTCCGATTTTGGTATCCTTTGTTCCCATGGATTTCCTCTTGGTTCTTCCCCGTCGTCATAAGCCCATCCTGCAAACATGTATTGAATTTTTTCTAATTCTATTGTATCTGAATTAGGTCCAATATTATACGGTTGTGTCCAATATTCGGAAACACTTAAATCTGCATTACAACTTGTATCATAAAATCCACCACTACCCAATATATCATCACTTGAACAATCACAAGCTTGACAATCTGGATACGTTAACATCGGTAATTTGATTTTTTTCAAATCAGGAAATCTCGTTCTGATTTCAGATGGTGATGGTGGTTCTTTACACTTGATTCTAAAACCTAACTTTCTAGCCCAACTACACAATTTATAAACTAGATTGACAACTGGTAAAACTACAGCTATAAAAAATTCTCTTATGAATGTTAGTAATAATGAAAGTACATGTAGTTGAACAATAAGGACAAGTAATATTGGATTTAAGACCGTCAATAAAATATTGGCAATAAAATAAATAAAATCAAATTTATAATTAGCATCTGTGGCTGGGAACTTATTAATTTCACTTTCACAAGTTTCATCAGTTATATCTTTGATTGCTACAAATCTGTTTACAAATACACCACTTTTGAAATTATCAATCAATGCTGCGGTCGTATAAACTTTTTTATATTTGAGTTGATAGAATGTGTCTTGACAATTGACCATTTCTGACATTCTATCAATGAACTCGTTATTTACTAAACTAAATCCATTAGTATAACCAGACCAGTCCAAACCAAAATAGTATGAACTTTGAAACTTTTTATAACTATTTGAATTAGTGTTGGGTTCATAAGCGGGATCTGTTTGTGATGCGGACCATCCATACTCTTTTATATTTGGTACCAAATAATAACCTCTTCGTATTTCTCTTTTTTCAAAAGTTGGAGGTTGTTCATATTTAATTTTAAAACGATATTTTCCTGATGTTGGAATACCAACAGATGGGTCTAAACTAATAATTTGTTCTCCAAATTCATTTGTTGTTACATAGTCCATATTCATCGGAACATTCAACAAAAATACACCATCAACATCTATCACCTTACCTCCTGAAGGTAACTCAGCTTGTTCTAGAATTGGATATCCATTTTCATCGTTAAATAGAGTTTGTCGTATAGCAATAATTTCTCCAGGACTAGAAGTGAGATTACAAAGTTTTCCAATCCCATTTTTAGGTATACATCTTTTACTTAAGCTTTGTTCATCTACATTGGAAAACAATGACCCCATAAAAAGAGCCGATGGTGTGATCTTGACTCCTGATTCTGTTAAGTCAAAATCTTGTCTAGTTATTCTAATTTGACAAGATTCAGGATCTCCCCAAAAAGGTAATACCTCTATTGTTTGTATTTGATTGACTATTTGTGGTAGTTCAATGAGATTATTAGATGATGGGAATTTATTTCCATCAATTTGTTCGGGCGTTGCAAGTCCAATATCGATTAAATCCTGTGGTGATAAAGAAAATTGTCCAATATCCGATAAATCACAATCCATAACTAATTTCCATTCCCCTAAAGGAACACCCATAATCATAAAATCACCACTTCCATTTGTTTTAACCGTATATTTATAATATTTTTCATAAATTTCGATCAATGCGGGATTTGTTACAATGTCTCGCTTGGAAGGGAAAGTACCTGTTGGTGTGTGACCACCATGTTGTTTTTCATATGGTAACAAATTGTAACGATAACCTTCATCATTCTTATCGGTAACATCAATGTAAGGATATAGATTAGAGATTATCTCATTATTTTGGTCTATTGAATCTAACGGTACAAATATACTTATCTTAACATTTGGAATACCAAATCCATTATTTACAATAACTCTTCCAGCAACAACTCCATAGTCAGCACAAATTCTCGGATAAACGTCTTGTTGTCTTATTTTCAATGATAAAATTTCTAATTGGTCAAAGTCTTGATCCAATTGAATATTGATTTGTTTGTCTACCCCAACCTGGGTTCTGATTCTGTAACTATTGGACATAAAAATGTCTTTTTTTGATAAATAGTAATAGTACTATTTTTCAAAATGTAGTTGTACGAATCTATAAGTGAATTCTTATGTCAAAATAATTGACTGGTAGTTTTTGGTCCTTACAGTAATATCTCTATTTGGGAATCTGATTTGATAAATTTGATTTGGTTCTGCGAAAATTGTATTATCAACCAAAGATATTTTTTTAGTTTCAGAATTTGAATATGGCATTGAAGTTTGTGCGGATGAATATTGCCCACCAACTCTTCCAAAGACTGAAATGTCGTTGACGCTCAACACTCCATTTTCGTTTTGTATAATTCTATAAAGTTCAGATAGTACTATATTTTGTCCCATACCTCTGATTGCTGGACTGAAAAATGAAGTAATTTTGTCAATTATATTAGTGATAACAACTCCTTGATTTTGTGACGCATCTAATACCACTGAAGTGTCTATTGCAATGTCAATAACCTGAGCGCTGCCAATTGTTACATAATCATTTATCATTCTGTAGTTTGAAAGATATTCAGCAATGTTATTTTTCAAAGTTTGAGATACCTCAGGAATCAATCTGCCATTTTGGTCATATGACAAAACATTAACATTTATCTTATTATTATTTTCAGTTATTGAAACTTTTGCAGGTGCACCAAATTGTGGTGGCATATTTCTTAAAACAGCTTCATAATCCTGGATTGTTACCGCTCTATTTTGAGCACTGAAATTGTATGTTACGTAATTTCTAATCTCCTCAGTCGATGGGTATCCCGCACCTCCTATAGCTGCAGTTGGGTTATTACAAACCAAAGAATTAACTACTTGGGTATTGATTGTCTCAGATGGACCATTTACAAAGAAATTTACAGACCCAATTTGATTAATTACATTGACCCCCAAATTTGTACCAAGTCCACCACCGATTCTATATTGAATAAATAATGTCGAATTTGCTTGTGGTATAGCCCCCAACGCTAGTGAGTTATTTTGATATCGTTGTACCTTGAGTGGTACATCTAAAGCGGTAAATTCTCTAAGTTGGTCATCCGCAGTGTTAGTACCTCCACCAAAAGTAATTTTATAAAAACCCTCGGGTGTGTATTCTGTGATAAACCTGTTTTGAGTTTCAATGTATACACCTACTTTGATTGCTGGATCATCGGATGGTTTTGATGGATCCTCAACAAATATGCGACTCTCAGCCAACGCTGGGACTTCATACCATCTACCTTGAGCGCCTAAAAATTCTTGATCCGATGGAATATTCGAATACGCAGTTCCAGGCTTTTGTATCATCGATGTAATCCCTAAGACATTTTTTTCAGGTAAGAAAAAACTAAAGAAGGGTGTTACATCATTTGGAAGAATGGTTCTTTTGAAGACCTTTGTAATCCCATTAACTACAGTTTCTCTTTTGGTTATTGTGTAATTAATTAGGTTATTATTTACATCGAAATTAGGTATTTTCAACCTATTGGGAATTCCATCAACATTGAAAGGTGATGCAAAATTAACGTCATATACCGTTTCAAATATTTGACCTGCGCCAATTACTTGACTTCCCCTTCTTAGAATACCTAAGTACCGTTCATCTTCTTTGTCCCCAAACGCAGGTACCGTTATCGAAAAATCAACCAACGCAACTGAAGGTCTTTGACCTGGAATTTTCAACCCATATGTCCTTGCTATATTGTAAATTGATGATCTTTGTTGTGCAAATTGAAGTACGGTCTCCTGAATACTTCTGTCTATATTATAGTGAAGATTGTCCGCAACCGCAGCGTTAAGATCTAGAAATACCGAAAATACGGCAGCGTCGTTAAAGTTGTCAATTAACTCAGGATAATATGTCCTTGTATAATTGATGAGTTCCTGTCTTATAGTTACAAAATCTCTCGCAGTGTATGATATTTTTCTTTCAGCCATATTAGATATTAATAATTACAAAATCTTTAGAATTAAAGACATCGTTAGAAATTGCGTAATCAATTCTAACTTTAGCTGTATATTCTGAGACATTTTGATTTGGTATTGATAACTCAGGATTAACCACATTTCCCGCAGTTGTCACTGTCATGCCAGCAGCTTCATCGGAAGCTGCCTGTATGACTATATTTGTGATTTGTAAGTTGGGTAAAAATTGTTGTACAGAGTCTCGTATCTCAGATTCAATTTCAGAAAAGGTAGGTCCGTCCATTGGTTGAAAAATGTATTCATACAATCTAGTCCCAAAATTCGGTAGAAAATATCTACTACCTTTTCTTGTGAGTAAAAGATGAATAAGATTTGTTCGGATTTCTTCAGCAACATATTCAGTTAACTCCAAATACTTACCTTCCATACTATCCACGAATGGAAAACTTATTCCATATGTCTTTCCTTGAGCCATACGTTTGAACTACCCAACCACTAAAGATGATTGGGATTCTGAAACTAAGTTCAGAATTTTGGACGCTTCATTGATTGTGCCAACAATAGTTGGTCTTATTTCATCTCCACGTCTGTAATCGTCAGTTCCTGACGATGTTTGTTTATATCCTTTAATTTGGATGTTTTTCATTTGGTTTTTTTTACAATCAATTCCCATCTTTTATTCCATCGGTTGAAGACTGATGGGTTTCATATAAATATACCACCTTGAATTTTGTGATGTAGTTCTATGAACTACATGTCAAACAATTTGGATCATCTAAAGAACAAACTTTGTTTATCATATCTTCTGTCAATGTCAAATTATTGTTTTCGAGTGGTTTGGGTTTGAAACTTTCTTGTGTTTCTGGAGTATTCAACGCTGACATATCAACACCCAATCCTTTGATCGCCGCAGCTTTAGCCTTAGTTCTCAAATAATACATTCCTGTTTTCAATCCTAATTTCCATCCATACATATGTGCCGAAGATAACTTAGACTGTGTTACATCTTGCATAAAAATGTTTAGAGATTGTGATTGGTCAATAAAAATTGCTCTGTCTCGAGCCATATCCAAAATAGTTTTACCTTTCATTTCCCAAACAGTTTTGTAAACTTCTCTGATCTCAGATGGTATTTCATCTATCTTTTGGACTGACCCATTTCCGTCAAATAGTTTCAATCGAATTCTATCGTTCCAAAGTCCAAGGTTAACCAAATCCTCAACCAAATGTTTATTGATGATTACAAATTCACCACTTAATACATTTCTTTTGTATAAGTTAGTTGTAAAAGGTTCAAAACATTCGTTATTACCAAGAATTTGTGCGGTACTCGCGGTAGGCATCGGAGCTACAAGTAAGGAATTTCTAAGTCCATGTTTTTCAATTTGAGACTTTAACGTACTCCAATCCCATAAACCAGAAAGATTCTCCATACTGACATCCCACAAATCAAACTGTAACTTTCCAAATGATGCTGGTGATCCTTCGTATGTTTCATATGGACCATGTTTTATTGCCAAATCTTTTGATGCTGACAACGCCGCAAAATAAATTGTTTCAAATATTTCACTATTCAATTTTTGAGCCTCAGGACTTTCAAAAGGTAGAGATAACATTGCAAAGGTATCCGCTAAACCCTGCACTCCTAAACCTATGGGTCTATGTTTGAAATTTGAAGTTCTTGTTTCTATTGTAGGATAATAATTTATATCGATTACTTGGTTCAAGTTAATTGTCATTTGATAAACAACTTCATATAACTTTTGGAAATTGTAAGTCCGCAACTTTTTGTTTTTCTCACGTACTTTTCCTGATGGAATGTCCACAAATTTAGGAAGTGCTACTGACGCTAAATTACAAACCGCAATCTCGTTTTTGTCTGTATATTCTAGAATTTCAGTGCAATTGTATGTTAACATTCCTTGTGAACCAAAAAGGTGTTCATCGTTATTGATTGTTGGGCAATAGACATCCTCTTTACCTACATACTCAATAGATTTAACTTTATGACCTTTTTTGGTGTTATCTCTGTATTCTTTTTCATCTAAGATAATATTTTTTCTGTCTAAAAATCCAGTCTTAGTATTCAATATCAAAGCATCATTTTTATTTCCAATTATTAATCTATAACAATCTTTGGTTTTATAAATTGATTGTCCTCCTTTACCATTTGGTAGTAGTCTATCCCCACCCTTTGTAAGTAATCTAATGGAAGATTGAAGTCCTAAATTATTGAAAATAAGTTGTAGCTCTTTGAGAAAATCTAAATTTATATCGGCATAACACAATTGAATTGGGTTACCTCGCGATTTACTAACGAATACTGAACCATCGGCATAAAACAAACCTTTTAGATATGACCATTGTGTTTCTTCATTTGATTCCCAAATCCAACTTGGTACATATCCTTTGTTAAATGGAAAAGTTTTTTTGAAAAAGTCGGTTGTTAATCTCTTTTTCTTAACAGGTGAAAATGAAACAGTACAATCTATGAATTTTCCTCCTTTGTTCGAGTATCTTGGTTTGTATTCATATTTAGAATACAATTTTTGAAGTCTATTTTCTATATCCTCGACTAAATCAAAATCATTTTCCCACAAATCAAGCATAATTGATCCCTCACTTTGTGTCCCATCTGATTGATACATACCCAACAAAAAAGCCTCATCTATCATTTCTTTGGTACCAAATAAACCTTTCTTCGTTTGTACCATAACCACGTCACCTACTCTCAAGTCTTTACACTCAACCCTTTCAATTTTACGAGAAGATTTTAAAACTGGAATACCATGGTATGGTGTCACTTTATGTTCCATCCCATTTTCTAAAATGATTTTGTATACATCTTCCTGTTCTGCTCTTAACTTCATTTCAGATGATAAAACCATTTCTTTATTGTTAAACAATTCCAACTTTTGACCAATTTCATTGAGTTCTTTTGCAGTTAAATACCCAAGGGAAGTCACAACCCTTTGGTCTCCTGCTATACACAAATTTGACGATTTGATTGTACCCAAATTTTTTTGATTAGACTTGTAGTTGGCTGCATCTTTGTACAACATATATGGAGTACCAGTCTCGATTTGTGAATCCAAAATCTTTTCCCAAAGTTCACGAGCTTTGATAGTTTTGATGGCTCTACCCTCCCGTTCGTATTTTGTATAAAGCTCAGTGAAAGCTTTCGAATCAGGTGTATCATATGCATCAATCAAACCAGGTACTTCCTCAGGTGAAAATAAAGACCATAGTCCATCACTCTCAACTCTTTCCATAAATAGGTTTGGTGTCCACATAGCTAAAAACAAATCACGAGCTCTCATTTCTTCCTTACCATGATTTTTTCTAAGGTCTAAAAAGTCAAATACATCAGCATGCCAAGGTTCAAGATATACCGCAATAGAACCTTTTCTCCTACCCCCGCCATTGTGAACTAAACTTATATCTGTAGTATAATTTGGGAGTTGCTCGATTTCCAAATCATATACTTCAGTATCTATTTTTGTTTCCTGAATGGAGTCTATAGTTACTAACTCAATCTCATCTAAATTTAGATTAACAATTTCACTTTCGATTTCACCATCTAAAATTTGATGGTCTAATTGAATATTTGTATTTTTCATAGTTTTAAATTATTTCATTTTAATCAAAATATCTTCAGTTGTCAAATTTTCAGCTTCAACCCATTCCGCTTTTACCAACTTGTTTTGAATTTTATATGTTAAGTTTTCATCTTTCTTACCATTTTTTATTGTAAGATATAGGTGCCCTCGTGTTACAGTATTCTCACCAATAGAAGAATTGATGGTTATAAAATCTCTTTCTTTCTTTTCGAACTTCTTGACATTTGATACTGGATTGTAAGTACCGTTTGAATTCAAAACCATATCACCAACAGTAATCTCTGAAATTTTTTTATAACCAAGATTTGTTTTAACTTTTGTATCTGGAACAAAACACTGATCAACATACCGGGCAGTTTCATTAAACACCTTCAACATAGGAATAATACCATTTGAAGATCCATTGGTTCCTTTAATATAAGCACCTTTAGCTCTTATTTTGTGAATATTTACACCTATACCTCCAGCATTTTGAGATATCACCGCACAATCTGATAATGTCTTGTAAATTCCAGGAATTGAATCATCATCAATATCTAACAAGAAACAAGAACTCAATTGTGGTCGTTTGGTTCCAGAATTAAATAACGTAGGTGTTGCATGGGTAAATAACCCTTGTGATAACATATCATAGGTTTTTTGTACCATTTCCAAATTATCAAGCCAAATACCTACAGCAACCCTCATGTATAAATGTTGGGGGGTTTCTGCAACCTCACCAAACATTTTAAGTAGATAACTTTTTTCTAAGGTTTTGAAACCAAAGTAATCAAAATTAAAATCACGATCATGGACAACCATCACATCCAATTCTTTTCCGTGTTGAACAATTACTTTGTACACTTCATCTGAAATCATACCCGCTTTCTCACCTGTTTTAGGATTGATGTAATGATATAACTTATCTGCTGTAGCAGTGAACCTTTTATCAACTCTTTTATACAACGACGTAATCGCAATACGTGCCGCCAAAGTAGAATAATCAGGATGATTAGTTACTAGTGATGCTGATGTTTCCGCAGCCAATCGATCTAGTTCCTCCGTTGACACTCCGTCATATAAACCAGCAATTACTTTTTTTGATACTTCAAAGTAATCAACATAATCTTCATTCAAACCATATGTTTGCTTTTTGATTCTTGATGAAATTTTTTCAAATTTCACATATTCTCTTGTTCCGTCTCTTTTTACAACTTCCATTACTTTTTATTTTTAAAAATCTTCTTCAAAATTTATTTCTTTGGTTTCAATTACATCCCCCACCCCTCGTTTAGAATAATCAGATACTCGTTTTTCAAAAAAGTTTGTTTTGTTTTCTAATGCAATATTTTGCATAAAATCAAATGGGTTTTCTGAATTATAAACTTTACCAATACCCAAATCAACTAACAGTCTATCAGTAACATACTCCAAGTACTGACACATTAGTTTAGAGTTCATTCCGATTAAATCTACTGGAAGTGATTCGGTAATAAACTCTTTTTCAATCGTAAGTGCTGAGGTTAGAATTTCTAAAACTCTCTCTTTTGATAGTTGGTCTTGGATGTGATGACGATACAAATGAACCGCAAAATTGGTATGTAGTCCCTCATCCCGAGATATTAATTCATTGGAAAAACTCAACCCAGGCATTAATCCACGTCTTTTAAGCCAAAAGATTGAACAAAATGAACCAGAAAAGAATATACCCTCTACTGCCGCAAAGGCAATTAACCTTTCCGTAAAGGAGGACGATCCAATCCATTTAAGTGCCCAGTCCGCTTTCTTCTTAACGGCAGGAATAGTTTCTATTGCATTGAACAATATATTTTGTTCTTCTTTATCTTTGATATAGGTGTCAATCAACAGAGAGTAAGTTTCTGAGTGAACGTTTTCCATCATGATTTGAAACCCGTAAAAAAACTTTGCTTCAGTATACTGAACTTCTTTTACGAAGTTTTCAGCAAGGTTTTCATTTACGATCCCGTCTGAGGCGGCGAAAAACGCCAATACATTCTTGACAAAATATTTTTCACCCTCATTTAATTTTTCCCAATCAGTTAGGTCTTGTTGTAGATCAATTTCTTCAGCTGTCCAAAAACAAGATTGGGCTTGTTTGTAGAGTTTCCACAAATCTTCATGTTGGATTGGGAATAGGACAAAACGATTCGGATTTTCTTGTAAAATCTTTTCCATAGTTATTAAATTTAAATTAGTTGTTTGTTTTTTCTGACAATCTTTGTTGTCTTTGTTCCATAAGTTCTTTAATTCTGTCTCTTTTTCTTTCTTCTTTGTTCTCTTCGAATCCTAAGAAAGTTACAGAATTTTCTGTATCAATAACGAGCATTTCATTATCAAATTTACAATTTTCAAATACCACTCCATCCTTACCTATTCTAGACTTCGTAACGGCCATTGTCGCAAGACCCGCTTCTTTTTGTTGTAAGGTCTTAGCAACTGTAATAATTACGTGACCAACTTGTGCTTTCTTAATAGATCCACCCATTTGATCGGTAGTTACGATCTCAGAGGATATACTACTCCTATTTCCTTGGGTTGCAGTCCAACCTGCAACACCAATTTCATGACACATCGCCTCATATCCCCTCATCACAGAACCTTCACTTTTCCATTCATCTCCCAAGTTTTTATCAGGTACGACACAATCGATATAATCCAAAACAATCATATCAATTGGATTACCGTCCGCTATCATTTTTCTTACCATACTTTTGATTTGAGTCATAGTATATGTATCTGATGCTAGTTTTTTAAGGTATAAATTATTTTGAGAAGTGTTTCGGATTTCTTCAGCTTTAGCGATTACATCATCTTTATGATTTGGTAAGTCATCGGGAGAAATTCCAGTCCAAAGTGTGAAGTGTTTTCTTTGGATTACTTTCAAGTTGTCCTCAAAAAATATTTGAAGTACGTTGAATCCTAAGTTGAACGCTGTGTTTGCGATCTTAGTAAGAATGGTCGATTTACCAACCCCTGTCGGAGCGAGTATTACACCTATTTCTCCCTTTGCTAGTCCACCTTTTAATAGGTTGTCGATACCAGGTATACCCATAGGAATTGGGTGTCTGAAATCTTCTTTAAGAAGGTCCTCGAGATCATCGAAAACATCTACAATGTTTTTGTTGTTTTCTCCAATCTGAAGAGCTGATTTAATCAATTCCTCTAACTTGTCGTAGTTTTCGAACTCCCCACTATCCAATATCTTTTGCGATTTGGTAATGGCTTTCTGTAATTCTTGTTGTTTACAGAACTTCAGGGCTTTTTCTTGTACAAAGGCAAGACCATCGATGGGGGCTTTTTGAATTTTTGATATTGTGTCATTCAATATCTTCAACATCAGTTCTTGTGGAAATTCACTTTTAACAATTTGATAAAGTGTTTCAAAGGAAGGTGAGCATTCATACTTGATGTAATACTCTTTTATCAGTTGAACAAGTGTTTTGAAATACTTGTTTTCGAAGTGTGTTGATTCTAACACGTCGAGAATAGTGTGTGAAAAATCCTTCTCAACAATAAGTTGATTGATAAGTTGTAATTGGAAAGTTTCTCCTA